AATAACAGACGCAATGATCCCCTTAATAAGATTATCCTGAGAAGTATCATCTTCAAATCCAAGACTTTCTCTTATTGCAGTAAGGATGCCACTGTCAGAAGTTAACTCAGTTGCCATTATTATTTACCTTTCTTCTTTTTAAGTTTTCTCTTTTTTTTCAATTTTGTTTTTGTTTTAACTTCTTCAGAATCCTGCATTGACTTATGCATTTCTGGTTTTTTATTAAATTTATTAACAACACTTTTTAGCACTTCTTTTACTTTCTTTTTGGCGAGTTTAACACGCTTTGGCCCCAGTTCTTTAGCTCGTTTCTCAGTTAATAATATAGTATCTCCTTTGTTCCATCTTCCAATTTCATAAAGACCATCTTTTAAAACAACGTATGCTTTTTTTTCATCTTCCATAATTACCTTGCCTCTCATTTTTTAATTAAACCCTCACTACACTCTCTGCTGTTTTTAAATGGGTAGAGGAAGGAGAGGGGTTCCCGTCCTCTACCCATCATCCCAACGAACAGAGAGGCAGGTTGGGTTATTTAACTACCACTTAAGTGGTAGTGGTTGTTCCAGCTTTAGTCCACAGACCTGCAAATGCAGTAGGCAGAGGAACGCTAAAACAAATACGCTCATGCATTCTGATAAGAGTTCTGTTAAATTCAAACTGGTTTTCTGTACTGGTAGCAACAGTAAACTTCTTCCTGTCACCCATGTAAAGCTGACGAAAATCACCAAACAATACAAACGGGAGGGTCTGACTTACCCGGTTGACAGAAGGCATTGCGTTAGACTTAACATAAGGACGACCCCAGATAGTTGCAGGCTCGGAAGCGGTTGCAGGCTGAACAATGAAATTACCATTGTCATCTTTAAGACTTCTAAAGACATTCAGAATGGTTCTATGCATAACATAAATACCATTACTGTCATCACCTTCAATTAAATCCTGAAGGTCAAGCAATTCTTCTGCGGCCATATCCGAATAAGAAGTACCTGCGATGATCTTTTCATTAATCCCGGCATAAGCAACACCGTCAAAAGGATCATCTTCATCAAGAGAACCCAACAGTCCGATTTCATCTTCTTCTTTAGCTACTGCTTCTGCGATCAAAGTGATAACAAGGTTGGCGATGTCAATAGAGGCATCATCTAAAAGCTGATTCGCAATCGGAACGAGACAGTACAGATCATCGATTGCCAACTGAACGTCACCAAATACAGGCTGAGATTCAGTGATACCGCCAGTCGCTACACTCCACGCCTGTCCACCCATTGCGGAGCCCCAGTAACAATTAACACCACTTACCAGAGTAGGGAAGGTAAGCTTATCACCGGCCATCGGGATAACAGTTGCCAGTCCACGAATAACGCCATAGGCAGTTACGAGACGAAGCAAGCGAGGCTGAAATTCAGACGGTACAAGATAACCACCTGCGGAGTCTGTGTCTTCATTCAGGGCTTTAACGGTTTTTTCGTTAAACCCTTTACCGCCTGTTCTGGCATAGGTCATTGCTGACTTAAACCAATCGACAAATTCAGCGGCTTCTTTGTCTTCTCCGGTCTTAAACAAACCACCACCGGACGGATCAAACCCAACTTTCCGCATGGTCGTAAGTTCTTTAAACCGGTTTTCCATTTCAGACATACGTTCTGTAATATCCAAAATAGTGCCTCTTGCCTGTTCAGCATCTTCTTTTGAAGAAAGTCCTGAGATCAGGTCTTTTAATCCTGCAAGCTGTTCTGTGAAATCCATTTTTTTCTCCTTCAATAATATTTGTAAATAGTTAAGATAGTTTTTTCTCTAAATCCTTAATTAATGAACTTAAAGCTTCAGTATTTTTTTTCATTTTTTCGTCCAGATCAGGATCAATAGGTTTGCCGTTTTCATCTGTATCGGCTTTCGGGTTCAAGTTCCGTTCAATTTGGTTTCCCAGTGATATGATATTTTCATTTATATTGTCAGCCGATTCGTAAAATGCCTTAAACATTCCTTTGAGATCGTCTGTAATTTTAGACATGAGTTCTTTAAACTCATCCATATTGACTTTAACGTTTATTTTCGAGGTTTTGCCGTCATCGTCTTCTTCAGTTTTTCCAGTATAACATCTCCGGCAATAGCTCTTCTCATCAACGACAAAGGTTTCACTTGGACTTTCCAGTTCACAACCACAAGTGGCACACAGATTCTGGTCATTATCTTTATCATTCAGATCAGACTTTTCAAGAAGGTCAAAACAATTTTTACAATACTTCTTGTCTTCATAGATACACTCTTCACCTTCTGGAATGTCAATTTCACATTTTTCGCAAGAAATAGGCTCGCCAACTTTATCAGTGTCGTCTTTCTTCTCAGTCTCAAACTGTTTCTTAAGACTTGCAAGAGCTTTAATCCCTAACTGGGTAAGTGACTCTCTATTACATGGAACAGGAACGCAGGAAGTTTCAAGCAGTTCTACTTCAGTAAAAACTCTTTGGAGTCCTGCCTGATAAATAGTTTCTTCTTTTTCTCCTTCAATAAGGAATTCAATCTTTCCTTCTTTTGCATGTGCTTCGGTAACGTCTTCGCATTTAAGTGGCATAAAGCCAACACTAAACGCAGACTGATATCCGCCCTTATAGAGTTCCCAATATTCCTTACCCATTTCAGTCGGTGCAAATTCAACAGTTCCTTCCAGACCTTCTTTTGTTACTTCAAGATTCAAAAATTTACCGACAGAAGGCTGAGAATAATCGTGGGCCTGCAACAGTACAGGATTTTTCATAAATTCTGCAATTGTTTTTACATAAGCTTTGGGATGGATAATTTCGTTTGATCTATCCATCGTTCCGCAACTTGCTATCATATTAAGTCTTCGTTTTTTTTCATCAATAGACTTAACCATCATTTTTGTAATTTTTGCTTCCATTTTCTGTCTCCTATTTGAAATTAAATTTTATTTTTATATTTACAAGGAAGAAATAAATCTATCATCCTTCTTGGTTACATAAATAACATCGGTAAATGGATTACAAAAAACAAGGCCACCATCCCGGCAATTACAAAAGTATCAATACGGATATGAACATAATTACTGTCCATCTCATCACTTAATATTCTTCCGTTACATTCTATTCTCATTTTATTTCCTAAATCACATTTTGATCTTTCGGAATTTCAACTGCCATTTCGATACAACGACAATTAATTATCTCTTTAGCCGCACCGCCCGGATATTGAGGGTGTGGTAAGTTAGTAACAGGATAAACATCATCGTCTCTGGTTAAAATAGCACCAATAGAATCTTCTTTACGATGCGAGTCTCTTTCCTGCCCATCTCTTGCAGAAACCCACCGTCGTCCGAGACTTCTCCTTAACAGTTCAGCATGTCGTCCTTCTTTCATTGCGATCCCCGTTTCGGTCCTTGCTATCCGTGCAGCCCTGAATTGAGAAAGTTTACCATTGAAAACGCCTTCTCTTAATGCATCTTGAAGTCTGTAAGAACTCCAACCTTTCTCAATCGCAGTAAGTACAAATTTTCTAACTTCTTTTTGCATAGAGGTTGTCAGTGATGCAATAGCAGGAAGCCTTAATTTCATTCTTGAAATCGCATCCGTATAATTAGGATCAAAATTAACGCCTGTCATATCTGTTAAGTTTTTAGTTTTTGTGAATGTTCTTAATTTTAATGACTTACCGACTTCAAGTCTAATCTGTTCAAACCCATCCAATAAACATTCAGCATAAAACCCATTAAAGAATCTTTTGATTTCTTCTTGGTATGGAAATTCATCAAAATCAATATCCCCAAGATTATAAGGATTATCCGAATGAAAATACTTCTTTATGTTTTTCATAACTTCCGTTTCAATCAAGGCTTCTTGAATAAGCCACCAATCAACACAATCCCTTTCTCTCAACTTTGCCTCCTTCATAAATCTGCGCCACGCTTGCTCACCAACTTTGTCATCTTTTATTTTTTGTTCTTCTTCTTTTGTAAGTTTGAATTCCTCTTCCCCATCATCTTCTTCTATTTCCATTAAGGGATGTATCCCAATTGGCTTCGCCATTTTACAATAATCAATAGCTATTGCTTCTAATTTGTGACCCCATTCTGTAACTTCTTTATTCGTAAAATAATCAGCATAGAACAAAGTGCAAAGCTTAGTCCCGTCGATATCGATAAGATCAGAAGCATTACGATCTTCATCAACTAACCAAGATTCAAGATACCGTTTAATACTTATTGTTTTTCTTTTTTCATACCAAATTGCGTGATAGTCTTTTTTAAAAGGCATATCACACCATGCAACTCTTATGTCTTCCCCTTCATGAGCAAGTTTCTTCTTTTCTTCTGAAAGAACAAATTGAGTAGGCTTTCCTTTATCATCATCATCTTGAATATCTTCTGTGGTAGTTGTTCTTAAAGGAACATCTTCATCTTCTTTAGGTTTATCAGAAGTACTCTCTTCATCAGGAATCTCTTCTTTTTTAAACCCAAGTTTTAATCTTTCATTAATTGACTGCTTCGTAAACCCCATATCATGAAAAGCCTTTGCGGTTTTTGCTTTTTCTTGTAAATTTTCCTGCAAACAAGGGATTTCTTCAGCGTCAAAATACATTTCAAGAGAAGGATCGTATGGCTTTACAATATGAGTATTTAATATGTCAGCAATCTCTTTACTCTCTGGAATAATGTTTTCAATCCAAAAGTTCTGCTGTTGCTGAGAAGAGTTCGAATAATTTGCATACTCGAAAATTCCTACTTCGGCGGGTGGTACATTATATACAGAACAGATTTCTTCTCTGGTATATTTTTTAGTTTCAGGAAATACATTACCTTGTCTTTCCGTTGCCATACTGTTCCATGTACTTTCACCTTCAAGTATCATCGGCTTAAATGATTTCTCTTTCCCAGAGTGCCTATCTTCCCACTGTTGTTTTAATCTTTCATATTGAGGATCAGATAAATTCTTTTTAACCTCAATTACTCCGGGAAGAACAGAACCATTCATAAAAAACAAATTACTTGTCATCCCTGCGTTATAATCTAAAAGAGCAGACAGTTGGCAAACATCAACAGGGTTAAGTCCTCGAACTTGGTCATAAGGATTATATTTTCTATCAAAGATGACTTCATCTAAATTTAAAGGAACAGTAACTCCTGAATTTTGATATTGCCATCCTACTAAATCAGACTTTTTAAA